CGCCCCCGCCCCGGAGGATGTTTGTCTCCCCGACGTCATGTGCATACAAGTAGTCGCAGGCGTATGTGTCGCTGCTACCAGTTGTGTCAGATGGCATGAACAATCCGATGAGCAGTGCATCGCGCACATAGTCCTTGATATACCCGTCTGTGGTGATCGGGGCTGTGGCCGACAGCTCATACTCATCTGCAGTTGCGAACGACCCGGCCGGCATCACTGCCGATGCAAGACCCTGTCTGTTGACGATCTGGTAGCCCCCATCGACTGCCAGCCAGCCTGTGAGGAACTCCCACCATCCCCCATACGGGTCATAGATGTTCCGGTACACCACGGAAACCTGTCCATCAGTGCCGACCCCTGTGCCTGTGCCGTTGACCCCGATGTTTGTGTCTGCACTGTCTGCACCGTTTTCTTTGCCTGCGTATCCGGTCCCGGACGCGAGATCGACCACGCCGCGACCGAGTGCAGTCTGAAGATCACGAGTGCCAAACTCACAGTACATGAGCAGCATACGTGCGTGCCAACCCCACCAGCAGGCAGAGCCCCATCCGGAGCCCTTTGCGTTTGCCATGGACTCGCTATCCCCGATTGTGAATCCAAGTCCAGAACCAGCAGCAGCGATTGTGCAGCAGTCATCACCTGCAGTCGCACCGTTGAGGTTCTCTGCCTGATACGGGGTTGTTGCATAGTCGTGCTGCTTGACATACACCGTACCTGCTGCATCACCCGCACCCCATGTGCCTGATGATAGGTGATATGTCACCACATCGCCCGTTGCCCCGCTTGTAGCTCCAGTCAAGGTCTCCCCGATCGTGAACTCTGTTGACCCTGACGTATATGCCAGTGCCCACATTTCGCCGCCTGTGATCGGCTGCTCGCCGGTCTTGCTGACCAGCTTGAGCGTGCCATCATCGTCCAGCAGGCAGGCACCATAAGCCCCCAGATACATCTTGCTGACATACCCCCCACGCTGGGAGAACCATGGGTGGATCGGCAGGCCCGCATACTCATATGGTGAGAGCCAGTGATACTCGTACTGGCTGCCATCATACTCAGCACCCCAATACATCTGCTGGAACTCGACCATCACATCTCCGGAGGCAACGGTCAGGTCAAGTCCGTCGCCACGTGCGTTGCTGCCGTAGGTGATACACTGGTTTGCATCGATGAGACACTTGCGGATACGGCCCCAGATCGGGTGTGAATCGAAAAATGTGCTGTTCAGGCCGGTGATCACATTCTTATTGATGTCCACCCACTCGAGCGCAGGGGTGCTGCTCAGGGTATCGATGCGGAACCCGACGATAATATCTTTTGACAGTTCGGCAATAGCCGCCTGCACGTTGGTCGCAATCAGGCCCGTATCGCTCGGTGCAAACGTGATATGCGCTGCAGTGTGAGCGGTCGTATCATCAAGGTGAGTTGTGACTGCTGCATCGTTCGCTATGATGTTATCCCGCATCGCCTCGATCTGTTTTGCTGTCAACATACACGCAGCATAAGTCCCGGAATCCCATGCAGACGCAGCGCCCTGTGTCACACCACCGACCACGGTTGTGTCTGCTCCTCTGGTGCATCCGGTCAGCGTACCTGCACCACTTGTTCCGGTCTTGCCCGTGTATGTGACAGACTCTGATGTCTGACCCAGTTGGAGGGTTGCAATCCCCGGTGCAAGTGCAGTGGCATCCGCAAAGTACTCGATATTTGATACCGGGATTGTGGTCGCATCTATCGCTATATCAGCAGTAAGGGTCGCAATCGGTGAGTTTGTCACCGCCGGATACATGGTGTCAAGAGCCATCAGGCCCGGTCCTCGGTGAACGTGACTGTGACTGTGATGCTCTCAGTATCATCCAGATTTTTAGCCGATGCATATTTGTGCCGCATCATCATAGCCGCCGCCGTGTTCAGGATCGCAATCTCATTGATCACCTGAGAATCTGCGGTGCTGGTGAACGTGTGAACCCACGTTGCCTTTCCTGTTGCCTCATACCCGCAGGTCGCGGTCGCCTTTGCGAGTCCGTTTGTGGTCAGTTCTGTTACCAGTGCGGTCTGGTCGGTTGCCTCTGCGGTTGTTCCTGACCCCAATGCGATAACGGTGAAAGGATCTACGCTAACCCCGTTGGTCAGTTTAGCCACGCCTTCAAGCCCTGTGTCCACGAATGTCGCCATCTTGTTTTTCTCCATCAATAATTCTGAATTCTTCCGTCTCTACCGTTTCAGACCCGTCTTTCCGGCGGATTTTTGTTTCAACTTCTATGGTTCCGTTTAGTTTCATGTGGTGTCCCTCACAAAGCTGACAGAGTACTGCCAGTATGTATCATCAAGTTTTGTCTCTCGCCACGGAGCCTGCAGATAGCAGTTGGTGTATGACATGCCATCAATCACCAGCGTATATGGCGACCCAATCTTTGCCCTCAGGTTTGATATGTCAGTGAGCGTATCTGTCACGCACGTAAACGACACACTAAAGCCAAGCTCTGCAGAGGACTGCACCGACCTCTTACCTGATATCAGGACTTTGACTTTTGTCAAAGGTGCCCGGTCAAAAACCGGGAAGGATGGTCGGACAAGAGCCACACCATCAAAGGTGATTGTGCTCATATCCGGATACCTCTCTGCACCCGGTTACGGGTGATCTGTGAGTCTCTCTGCCGCCAGAACTCGGCAATGTCGGCGTCCTTGTTGAATGTAATCTGATTGATACTCATCGAATTATCCGTGGTTTGTCCTCCTGTTTGACTTGTTGCCCCGGGTGTGACTGCTGATACTGGGGACACTGCCGCCACAGCTGCGCTCTGCATGGCAGGCTCAACCGATAGCAGAGGATCAACCAGGTATGCACCCCAGTTAGGGGCAACTGAAAGCGGCCCGGTCTTTGCAGGGGAATGCGGCAGTAGATCGCCAACAAGGCCCAGCATGGAACTGATGGCGCCAAACGGCGTGAGTGGTGAGTTTAGGATGCCATCCACCAACATCTCAATGATCTTACCGCCTGCCTCACCAAACCATGAGAACAGACCTTCAATGTAGTCAATCACGTCCGTGAACACCCCGGTGATTATTGGCAGGATTTCGTCCCAGTGAAGGAACGCCTCAATAATCCACCCAATCGGGCCAAGGAATAAGAGTAGTGACTCCCCGCCGTCGTCAAGACCGCCAGAGAATGCGCCGGTAATCCATCCAATCAGAGTTTCGCCGATTGACCACAGGCCGTCGATTGCCCAGGTCACGAGTCCAAACTTCTCCTCTAAAATCCATAGCGCAGCAACAACCAACCCTACTGCGATAATCAGCGGCGCCCACGGTGCAATAACAGCCCAGCTTGCAGTTGCTGTTGCCATGAGTGAAGGCACCATTGTGCCAAGATTGATGCCGGAGAAGATAGTCATCATCGGGCCAACGCCCATCATGATACCGCCAAAGGTTGTCATAGCAACCCCCACGCCGTCGAGTGGTTCAAGTGCTGAACCTGCTGCAAGGGTAAACTCTGAGAACTTCTGTTTCAGTCCATCAACTGCACCATACTGAGTGTTGGCTGCATCAGCATATTCCTGTGTGATGCCTCCTGCCTCAGCCATCTTTTCCTTGTATGCGTCAACCTCTTCCTTTGTAATGCCAAGCGACTCATAAAATCCGTCAAGTGCAGCGGTCTGGTCAACTGATGCGGCCTCTGCGATAGCAGTCTCTTTCGCATTATCTATCTGTGCCTGTGTGTTTTCTTCTGTACTGGTTTTGAGTTCTGCCTGTTTTTCCTTCAGGTCAGTCTGCCGGTTAACAAGTGACTCAATCCGTATCTCCTGCTCTTCTATGCGCCGATTATACTGTGCAGTGGTTTCTCCATCAAGCTTACCCCCCGCACGCATCTCTGCCAGCGCGTCCTTTGCGTTTGCAATATTGATCTCGCTGCTTCTGAGTGATAAGCTGTTATCCCGAGTTGAATCAGACAAGTCCCTCTGTTTTTCAACAAGACTATCAAGCGTAGATCCAAGGTCTGTCAGTTCTGATTCGTAGTCGGTGGTGTCTGCAGTTGCTTCAGTAATCGCGGACCTAAACTCACGAGTCACTACCGCCCCGGACATACCCTTGTCGGCCATCACACCAAGGGCTGCGGTGGTATCGTCAAGAGTGAACCCCAGGTCAACCACGTCAGGTGTAATATACCCTAACACAGAATCAAGGTTTTCCATCTCAACGATGGAATTGCGCAGCATGTAGGTGATGCCGTCGATTGACTGCGTAGACTCCTCTGCACTGATGTCAAACGTTTTAAGGGCAGTGACCATCGTCTCAGTGACCTTAGATGCCGTGTTGCCGGTTGCATCTCCGAGGGTATCATATGCGGTAGCCACCCCGCTGATCACTTCTGTATCAGTCTCTCCTGCACGAGTTAGCAGATCAAAGGATGCGGTGACCTCTTCAAGCGGGAACGTAACGTTTGTGGTTGCGAGTGCAAGGTCTCGCATCTCTTCAGTAGAGACCCCCAGCTGTAGGGCGGTGACTGCCAACTCTGCGTTTGTCTTTTTTGCGGAGTCTGTCAGAAGGACAATAGATGCACCAAGGCCCGTCATTACTGCACCCGCTGCGGTGCACTTTGCAGATAGGTTTTGCATTGACTTGCCACTCTTCTGAGTGGTTGCATCTAATTTATCAAGTTCTTTTTCCGCCGCCTGTGTGTCTTCTGGCACCGTGCTTTTTATGCCAAGCTTCCAAAACATACTGCCAAGTACCTGATCAGCCATGGATCTTACCTCCTGATGCCATTGTCATACCCTTTAGTATAGCGGCCATCTCCTCTGGTGTCTGCCGTTTCGCAGGCTTTTCTGTTTTGTCATAGTCGATCATAAACTCTTTAGGAGGGTGCGGTTTGTCGTTTGTCGAGGTCAGCACAGAGCATATGCGTGCGGCCCGAAGGTCTGCGAGATTTTGATCACGTTTCCAGACTCGCACAGCGACACCCATCATGATGTCAATCTCGGCAGGGGAGTACTCCCCGACATCGTCAGGTCGGATGCCAAGCCATTCATACGCAGGCACCGTGGTCTGCCGAATATACTCTATGGCGTCAGATCGGCCCCGGTTTCGTCGAGGCCCATTGCTTCCCCCATGTCTGCCTCTATCTGTTTTTTATCCTTCGCGGTCATGGGTTTAAGCCACCCGTCCTCTTTCAGGGCTTCAATGATCTTGACATACAGAGAGTCAAGGGTCCCTCCGTTTGCATACCAGGTCTCAATAAGATCACCGGCACGCTCAAGTCCACCAGATGCCTGCAGTCTTCGGTCCTCATGTTTGAGACCGCCCCACAGGAAGGCCCGCGCATGGCGGATACCCATCTTTGTTGTTGTTGACAGCAGCGCGTTAAGTCCACAGTCCATGACTTCCTCGATATCAGCAACCGCGTTAGCAGTATATCTGAGGTGTCGAGGTTTATCCAAAAAAATTGGTGTAGTCATAGATCAGCCTCAGGCTGCACGGGTGATATACAGCGTGTAAGTCACCGGTGCTTTGCTCGTCTCAGTCACGACAATAGTTGCCTCGGTAACACTACCAGCCGCACCAAGTGTGATCGCCGATGATGCAACCCCAGTTGCAACGGTGTTGCCATCCACGGTGATGACACCCGCGGTTGCGGTCGGTGTCACAGTGATAGATGTAACCGCAGACAGCACAGTCACCACATACGTGTACGTGTCATTTGCTGCAGATGGTGCGATCACGCCACTCTCAGATACCACAAAGAATGGATCAGTTAGCCCGGTAGATGCCGACACGGTGAATGTTGGTTCCCCGGTGATCTTAAACGTCGCCTCAAATGATGCTTCTTTGCCGTCCGTTGGGGTGACCAGCTTGAACTTTGTGCAGATGCAGGTCATCGTGAAGGTAGTCGCGAGGGCCGTCGGCAGGGTGATTATCGCTGTCCGGGTAGTCCGGGCAACATGATCTGCCTGCACTGCAATCTGTCCGTCTGTGTCGCCGGGGATAAAATTCCCTTTGCAGGATATCTCACCTGCATCAAGCAGGCCCGCAATAAATTCTTTCCATCCGCCCGAATCGTTGTTGGTCACTTCCTGTGTATCGACCACCGTCTCAGGTGGCATGATCTCTGTCAGTTCTGCCACGTCGTTCCCGTTCCAGGAAAGAGTCGTTCCATATGCGCTCTTTGCACTTGTTACCATGTTTTTTGATCTCCTTAGTTGTAGTTTACTCGTACGTCAAGCGGTTTCATATATATCTTCACTTCATCGTCATATGTACAAAACCCGTCAGGCGATGACTGCACGCTGATCGCGCCGATCGTCACCCCTTCATATGTGCCCGCATATCCATGCAGACACTCTGCAACGGCCCGTGCCACTGCTTTGCTCGTGCTCCCAAGTTCACCCCAGCAGGAGAATTGGATCGTTGTGCTCTCAAGCGGTTTTGTTCCGGATGAGTTCAGCGGCCAGGGTTCTCCGGATATCCCGTCTGTGGTTATCGCCGGGAAGGTTGGGCTTATGGGTAATTTCTCCCGGTATACTCTTGTCGATACCAGCGCAGTGACGCCTGCATCAGACTTTAATAGCTTCATCAGCGCATAGGTCACGTCAGTCATTTAAGCGCCTCAGCAATAATCCGCGAGTATTTTCCTGCGTTCTGGTCTGCTGCCGGTCTGAAATGCGGTTGTGCCGACTGATTGTATACCCTGCCAAGTTTGTCAGAGTCAGCATAACCGTATTCAAGTCTGCGGGAATAGGGAAGCCCAGACCCAACAAGAGCATACGGGTCGCCCGCATCCCCCTCTATTTCAACGTGGATCGACCGGCGGTAGGTGCCAGTGAGATAAGGGGCCAACTTCTGCACGTCACTCTTGTAGGCATTGCCCCCAAGTTTCACCGCAGTCGACATCTTCTTTTCATAATACTTTGCCGCCGCATTTAGCGCAGACTTTGCCGCACCGAGACCTTGTAGCGCCATCAGACACCCCCGCGAAAAACCTGTTCAAGCTGAGTCCACACTATCGAGATGAACAGTGACGCAGCAGCTGCCACGCCGAATACCCTTGACTGGAACCGTTCAGCTTTCCCGATTCTCCCTTCAAGGCGTTCCATGTTCTCGTCATACTTCTCAAGCAGGTTCTTAATCAGATCCACGTTCGCGTCGATTCTGATCAGCTTGTCGTGGTCCGATTCATAATCTGCCATCAGACCACCGCCGCAAGTTCGCAGGATATGTGCGAGATCTGATTTATTGCTGCTTCGTAAACAACTTTTTTTGTTTTAACATCATAAGTGTTGGCAAACCCCTCCTCTGTGCTGATGATCTGATCTTCATCCTCAATCACAGTATCTTTCGGCAGGAGTATGCGTGGGAGTGAGGCGACCACATCACCATTGATGATAGTTGTCTCCTTCGCAGATACGAACCGGCACAGGGCCGCAGTATCGGTCGTTGTAGGTATCAGGTTGCCATAACTATCCTCAGTTGTCCCTGTGGTATGCCGGATTGTGGCCGAATGTATCAAAAAAACCGTTGGTAATACCATCAGATCGTCTCCCTTACATCAAGCCATAGGTCATCCGGATTCGGCACTATGTACAGACCTGAACCGCCTGCATAGTCGGCATACTGTGATATAGCATCATACGCTTTATCCTCTGCTGCTTTTGCCTCTGCTTCTGGTGCAACACTGAATGCGATGTCGCTCCCGATCTTTAGTGATCCTGGCCTGCTGAGTTCATGCGCCTGCCGTCTTTTGATCTTGGCAACCGTCAGAAAGATCGATGCTGTCTCAAGGTCGTCATCTGATTCGGGGTAACTTGTGATTCCAAGTGACCGCAGGCGCGAATTGATCTCCTTATCAGACCGCGTGATCATGTGTGTGATATTTGCTTCTGTCGCCGTTCCTACACTGGTGCCTGCCTCCAGGTATACGTCATCTGTCGTGCAGTATGCCATTTTTATTCTCCTTTGGTATGAACGTGCCGCACCGCTGGCAGTATGCTCCGATCATAGGCACGCCGTCTATAATCCACTGCTTGTCTCGCTTAGTCTTGTGCATCCCTAACCTGCATAGCACTTTCATTCATCCACCTCGGTCCATCCTCTATACTGTGTGCTGCATACAGCATCCGCGTTAGTTGCATCTCCCTGCACTGCAACAAGCATATCAACGCCCGCACAGAACCGCATCGGCACCGTAAAGGTAACTGAGAAGGACTGTGAATCAACTCCAACCTCTGAATATGGGTACATCAGCGTTGAGGGCATATCGGTTAGCATGTTGTAATTTGCCCGGAAAGAGAACCGCCCAAATACCCCGCCTTTTGAAGATCCAATTGAATAATTGATCTGTGATATGTACAGACAAATCCCCGCAGGGACGGTATATATCGCGTTCCTCGCTCGAGTCAAACCGGAGGGTATGCGGGAGTATATCGGGGTATTTGCAAGGTTGCGAATATCAATATCTCCTGCGGCTACGCCACCAGTGCCGGCTGTCAGTACCCACAGGTGATTTATCCTGTAGATGTCTGTTGCTTCTGTTGCGACTGGTGTTAGCCCTGCAAGTTCGATATCTTCTGTGTGCTCAACAAAGTCAGAATCTAAGTACACCAAGTGAACAGATTGTGCTCCGGTGCCATCTGCAGTATCGAGTGCTGATGAAGATACAACTTCCATACGCTGCTCTGCTGCAGGCCACACATACTTACCCCCTACAGCCCAGAGATCCTCCTCTGCTGCGTCAACATCGGCGTTGAACCCCAGCTTTGAGAACGGATAGTGATCTGCAATGTTACCCTCTGCGACATCAAAGCCGTATGGCATTGCGTTGATCATCAGCTTGCTATCCATTGTCAGGGGGTTGTCCTTGATGGTGACGATCTTAAGGTCTGCTGCCTGCAAGACCGGAAGAACAACGGGTAAGGATGTGGCTGCGGGTGCTTGTCCCTGTACAGGTATGTTGTCTGTCTGCGCTTTGATGAGGGGTAGTGAATCAGAGTTTGTCCTGACGTCTGCTAAAAAACCCCCCGTCTCAAGAGCGTAATTTGTGATTGCAGCGGGCGGGGCTTGTTCATCGGGCAACTCTATAGGCACCCGGTTTGTTGCTGTGACGGGTTCGGCGTCGGCATCAACGAGGATGACTCGATCTATCAGAACGCCATTCACCCTGTCAAATACACTACCTGCCATATCTACCCCTTAAAGCGACACCGTGTAAACTATCATAACCCGGGTATTCTCAGCCTCAGCCCAGCATTCAAGATCTACAAGGGTGTTTGCTCCTAAGGACTCAATAAACACCGTCGCATCAGTGATTGCCGTTCTGCCGGTGTAAGACTGCACGCCGTAACTTGCGCCTACCATGCCTCATACCTCAAAAAAAGATGAGATGATCATCCCACCTGCGCGTATGTCATACGGGGGTCCATCTGGGTCCCGCCAACAACATCACGCACGCGGTAGAATATGTTATCTGTAGCGAAATCCCCGCTGAATGGACTGGTAAGTCCACCACCAACGCTGGTTTTATCAGATGCTTTCATCACAACTTCTGGGGTTTCGTGGCCTCTTAGGTATCCGACTTCAACTGCTGCCCCACGGGATGGCTCTGCGAACAGATACCAAGTGGAATCTCCTGCGGTGGTGTCGATATACGGGAGCCACTCATTTACCCTGAGCTGGATCCCTGCCTGAGGAACGACATTTGCTGTCGGCATCGGAACGCTTGCTGCTGCTGTGGAATCTGGGATGTACGTCTTAAATGCAGACGTAAGAATTGCACGGGCAGTCATCTCAAGCTGAGGCGGCACAACGAGATATCGAGGCCTGACTCTGAGGATCTTTCCTGTTACCGGTGCAGTCTGGGCTTTCATTAGTGCGATGGTTGCCTCAAGGTTTGCAATCGTGAGCGGCAGTGCGCCAAGATTTGTCACTTCCTGCCCGCAATCGGTGATGGTGTCGCCGTAGAGCAGCGGATTCGGTGCAGTTGCACTTGCAATGAGCGAGGTGGCGAAGTGTGCTTCGGTGTCTTTCGCTCCGTTTGCCATCTCCGCAGGTATGTCATTAAATACGCCTAAAACGTCATTTACGATAGACTCATAGGAAACATCAAACTGTTTACCATACTTTTTCACAGAATATTCATACCGGCAGTTCACCGGTTTGAATGCCTGATACTCTCCTTTCTCCGGAACCACAGGGAGAAGTGGGTCCTTGCCAACGAGTTTTTCTTTACTTACCGTTCTGAAGTCTGCAACAGATCCGATCTTCATGTAGTCTTTCCAGGCATAAAGAGGGTCTTCCATTGCGCGATAGTTCGCAAGCAGCTGCCGATCCATTACGGTGCCAAGCAGATATGGGAAGTCAGAGGTGGTGATCGCCTCTTCCATTTTCGCGGCATGCTGAATCGGGGAAAGTCGTTCCTTATTTACGATAAGGTCAATCGTCCGGGCCAGTGCCATCTCGTTCAGTTTTGGTTTGACTCCCTGATATCCAGTCCAGTCTTCCATGAATTCTAAGAATTCTGCCATTTTTTATCCTCTGTTGTTAATGTCAATTTGTTCTGCATTTGTGACTCGCTCAACCAGACCAACGTCCTTTCGGGTGAACCCCTGGAAGGTGTCAACGGCCCGCTTTATGCGTTCCCACTCCGTTTCCTCAAGCATAATGCAACCCTCTTTGCACCCCTCAATTTTGAGTGCGAGTGCATTTTGTTTGAGGAGTTCAAGCCCGGACAATTTAAGTTCTGGAATGAACATCAACGCGATGATCGAATCCTTGAGGTTGTACGGGATCTCTATCTTAAGCGGTTCAAACGGATTCTTTTGGTTGACCACTTCCTGAGTGATCATATACTTAGTTAGGTCAAGTCTTCGCACAGATATCAATCCTCGTAGAAGGGGATTACTCCTACTGCGCCGTTAATATAACAGCGTGCACCTGCAACGCAGGCCTTTCCGCTTGTTACGTCAGCAGCTTCGACAATGGTCGTGCCTGCAATGTCCATCAGGTAAGTAGCTTCTCCTGCATCAACTTCAAGCATACAATCCGTGTTAGTTCCGGCGTTTGAAAGGTGAAGGACTGCATCTACTCCAGTCACGTAGGATTCGACGGTAATCTCTACTCCGCAGAATCTTCCCGCGGTGCAGGTCGGATTATACGTGCCGTCCCCCGTAAGGATAAACTGCCCGGCGTTAACCGAATTGGTCGCTGTGAAGTCTGCCGTCTGGGTTGTCAGTTTAAACGAACCTGCGGAAAGTGCGAGAATACCGTCATCGCTTTCGTGGATAACGTGCGACTGAAGACAATAACCTTCCTGAGCAGCGCCGCCAATGGTAAGGCGTGGCGCAGTTCCTACGGCGGTAAGGCCGGAATCTCCATCTCCTGAAACGGTGACTTTCTGGTATGCTGCGATCAGGTCGTCACAATCGCCCGCTCCTGCGGAATGGTTGATGTGAACCGTGTTAGCAATGACCGCTGACCCAGGATTGGTGTTAAGCACCATTGGCACGCCGGACGATCCCTGCTGGTAGATACCAATGCCAGTGGTCGTCTCGTCAAACTCTGCGGTGATCATCGTTGCGGCGGTTGCCTGAGTTGACCCGATCTTAAACTGAACGTCGTCTTCTACATTGTCGTCTTTAGGATCAAAGTGGACTTTAACGGCGATTGTATCGGTATTGCCCGCAGTGATGATACCAAGTGCGTATCCGAAATGAACGCCGGTAGCGATCTTTGAGATAGCGCAGGTGGTTGCGTCAATATACAGTGGATCGCCGTAAGCAACGGCACTGTTACCAGCACCATCAGCAGCGTAAACGTCCTGCACCCAGATCCCTTCGGTATCAAGTGCAATGAGGTCTGTTGCTGCTGCTGCTGATGTAAAAGCTACACCAACAATGACGCCGCCGACAATACAAGGATCGCCTTTATCGACGAATCCATCAGTGTGCGACGGGTGGGTAATCTGACTTTCAAGTACTGAAATATGCCTTCCTTCGTAAGTTGAAGACACTTCATCGCCTGCGGTTCCAGCATCCGCAGTAGGGTATGCGTATGTCATGTTTATCTACCTCCTGCGGCAAGCTCTGCGAGCTGTGCAGCTTCCTCTTTGCTCTTCCCGGTCATGAGATACATGGAAGTGAGCGACTCAACGAGTGCCTTGTGGCCGTCTTCCGTTGCAGGTGCACTTCCGCCGTTGCCTCTGATGCCGGACTCTTTTCGGATGGCTTCAACTTCTGCGGTCTTTGCTTCAATGGCTGCTTTTACAACCTCAGCAAACTTCAATGCATCAATGCCGCCGTCCTCTGCTATGATAACCTGCTTCACCAGGCTTTCAGTGAGAATCTTTGCAGATGCTTCCGGGAGCTTGGCTTTGGTGATCTCAGCGGCGACATACTCGGTTGCCTTTGCCTCTGCTGCTTTGGCCTTGAGAGTCTTGATCTCATCCGCCTGTTCTTTCAGCTTTCCTTCTGCCTCAGTGAGCTTCTTTGCCTGCTCTGCGAGGCGTTTGTCAGATTCCAGACCAATAATGGCCTGCTCTGCAATCTGTTTCACATACTCAGGATAATCCGTCTGGATCTCCTTGAGCGTGAGTCTTTTGGGTTCGTCTGCCATGTTCTTTCCTTCGCTTTTTTGTTCGTCGTCTCTGCGCCGTTCAAACGCTTCTCCCAGAGTCTTGTAGTGACCGCCAGCGCCGGGAACTGTCACAAAGTCCACTGTGTTCAGTGCATCTGCAAGCAGTTCAGTGATGATCTGGCCCTTGCGCCCTTCAGCTTCCCCGGCTTTTGCCACACCAGACACATAATGCGATATGCCGATGTGCCCGCCCATCGCCTTAAGGTCCTCCACGTACTGAGGCAGGACTCTCGCAATGGTATACGGGCCGGGACCATCCCACCCGTTCGCCTCGTAGTGGGCAGCCTCTTCAAAGACTGCCGCAAGAGGGGACACACCTTTGATGGTTCTGGCCGGCTGGCTCTTCTCAGATTCGCGAGTGGGGTGGTCGATGTGCATGTGCATCCCTTGCGGGTATACGCCATCTGTGCACGCCTTCTGCAAAACTGATTCAGAATAATAGCCTGACGATCCCCAGCCTGGTGAGATAATGTGAATGTCAATGGTTAGACCATTGGCATTGGCTTCTAAGAGTTTGAAATGAGCAGCAGTGCTATCAAGCACAATTGAATCAAAAGAGGCTGCCATCAATACAAATTTGTTTTAGTTAGATATAAAAAGATTGTGTTGGTATACCGGGTTAATCTGTTTTCTTTGGATTAAAATAATCATGATTCCTGATAATGAAATCATTGATATCAGAATCTTTAGGGCAGAATAGGGGCACCCCCCAAGTATAAGATAGGCACCAGTCAGAGAGATCCATAAATCCACAGCCATTCATCTCTGAATCTTGGTTCTCGCAGTAACCGCGATCATATCTCCTTGTCATGGGATTGTACATTTTACACAGCGATCTGCACGTCTCACAGCACTCTGATTTATCGTGGTTATCCATCAAGGTCTCGACAATTGATCTGATCTGTTCTGCTGTGTGTGGGGAATCCAAATTGATTATTTTATAATGCACCTTCATTCTTACTCCTTCCTGTTCAGCGTCACAGAGCCGCCACCAACAGAGATTTTCATCCGCGTCATTACCGGGTTGCTATCTATCGGCGTTTCAAATGCGGCACTGATCACATCTTCGACAATCCTGCGGGCCTTGATCACGTCGTCACCTTTGACTGACCCTTCGAGGATGCAGATCAGACTGTATTCAGTCATAATGCCCCCCTATTGCATTTGCAGAAAGTATCTGCAATCTTCTGGGAGTGGCTCACATTATCAGGGGTAATCTCGTGGATACCTGACTGATATGATACTCGCATCCTGTCATGGTTTAGCTGTTCTCTGAAGTGTCTGACCGCATGCTGTGTGCGCTCCAGCGTGAGTTCTGCAATCTGCCGGCATCCCATTCCATCATGCCCCTTATAGCAGATGACACAAAAGTATCCTTCGGTCATTCCTGCACCTCTTCAATAGTGATCATCACAGTCTTGCCTACGAACTCTGACAGGTCGAGATAATTGTCATCAATGCAATATACCGTTTTTGTGAAAATAGACATATAATCTATGATCACATCTGCAGTTAGTTTGCCGCCAATTTTTTTACTCATCGTGCACCTCAACAAAGAACACATCGAATTCAGGGAACGGCACATGCTTGTGAGTAAACGGGCACGTACCCATCACATGACCGGGACAGGAACCATTATCACACACCCCATAATACCCCTCATCTTTGAACCTGCACGAGGTCAAAAACTCATCTGGGCCTATGTATTTGTATTTCATTCTGCATCCTCCTTCTTCACCACAAAGCGATCCATCAGCCTCGTGTTGTAGTCAAGGATCTCTCGCTCAAGCAACCGAGGAATGACATCTGCATAATTACCAGTCCAGTTTGAACGCCGACGTTTTGCAGCATATGATGTCTGTTCCATCACAAACATAGTGATCTCTTCTGGCGTAATAACGGGCGTTCCTGCATCCTCCAGAGGACACCAATCAGGCAACTCTTTAAGGCTTTCTCTGCCATCTACCATACAGTGCCCGCACTCTGGCTCGCTGCATGGGCAGTCATAGCACGTCTTTATCAGCATAACGCGGTCCTTCAGGCTGATCTGCTTCATTCTACATCCTCCCCCATGATATTGAAGTATACCCCATCAAAATGCCATTTGCAAAGCGGGCACCCCTCGTCCTTTAGGCTTTGGATAAATCCCTTTGAAATGTTGCATGCAAAGTCATTTCGTCTCTCTTTGCAATCCCGGCAGCATTTATCGATCCATGATACATCTTCACCGTTACAACGCATCATTCTGCATCCTCCAGAGGGCAACCACTAGGGATGCCGTTCATCACATACACATCACAGGGCCTTAGATTACAGGTGCACCCATCTATGTCACGTGCGCCCATGCATGGGCATTCATAACAAGACACTATCTTCAGCACGCGGTCTTTTAGTCGGATCTGTTTTGTCATTTTCTCACCAGCTTTTCATAGTTATAGACAACAGTCAACACGCCATCTTTGTTAATATAAATTTTTTCTGCACCCATAGAACGCAGATATAGGGTAAATTTGATTGCATCTATCGCGCACTTAATCCGGTCTAATAAAATCATTTCCTCACCCGCTCACGGTTCCAGTATGGGCTTTTACATCGCGGGCACAATACCGGCTGCTTCTCGGACCGTGGATACCATGTGTGCCCACAGCGTTTACAGGATAACTCGCGTATCTCCATGAGTTATAGTATTATCATAAAAGAGTATATATGTTATGGTTGAATCTCCCTGAATAGACAGTAACACCTACAGCCGGGAAAGCGTAAAGGTTGCTGGTGTCCTGATGGAAATGGGGCATTTAATGGAATCCACCCCGCTGCGGAGTTCTCTAAGCACCCATCAGATACCTTGTCGTCCTGTGAGTTGGCCCATGATTTCTCCATCTGAACACCAGCATCACTCACACTATCAATGAGCGCCCTATTGCCTGCCTCATATGAATTTCCGGTTTCTGTCACGGCAATTAGTTGTGCACGTTGCCGGGAGAACTGGGTGAATTTAGTGGAAATGGTCTTTGCAGTCTCTCCATACGTCCTTTGATTTTTGAGAGAATCTGCAATTATAGTTTTTAACTGGTTACCTGTAGTTTTTTGCAGGTCTCTTATGTAGTCTATGCTCCCGCCATGCTCTAAAAAGAAGTTCACGGCCCGCGGATTCATCAAATCAAACGATCCCCCTTTCCCCGGAACAAACATACTCTCAGCCACAGAGGCACCTTTTGTGAGAGCTCCAGCTTCCATCTGGGTGATAATCACCTGCAACTCTAACTCGGTTTCCGATGCTATATCATCCCACAGCAGACCGAAGTCGTTAAGGGTATACTGCGTCTCTGCCAGCCTATGATAAGACTCGGTAAAAAGGTATTGTTTTTCCTGGAGGGCATCAAGGACCATGCCCCGCTGCTTCCGGAAGAATGCTGACATCTTGCCCCGGTGTGCGCGGGCCAGCCGGTTAACGTCACGGGTCTTCTTGACCCCGATGGCAGCATACTTCAGACGGGTGGATGCTTCGTATAAGTTCATACTATCAACCTTGCCTGTCCTTGTGCCTCTTTAATGCGCTTCTGTGCAATCACAAAGTAATCTTCATCCTTTTCTATGCCTATGAAATTGCGCCCTGTGTTGATGCAGGCTACCGCTGTTGTGCCGCTTCCGAGGAAGGGATCCAGCACGGTATCACATCCCTTAAACATCTTTATGATCGTCTCGTATAGTTTTGCCGGGTCTTGATATACGTGGCATTTGTCAGACCCATACAAGGGAGATACCCCAAAACAATCAGACCAGATAAATTTATTCACTTTATAGTCATCTGAGATTTGATATACCAAAATCGGATTCCAGCGCCACGAATATTTCACAAATCCTTTCCCCCAAATGATCACTCTTTTTGGAGGGTTGTCGATTATCAGATGGTTTAGTTTGGTTGCGCTATGGATCACACAAACAGCCTTTGATGCAACCCGCAGAGTCTGCTGAAGGAATTCATTGTAAAATTCCCAGTAATCCCCGGTGACATCTTCATCCTTAAAGGGCGGTGATGTAAACACAAGATCAACACTGTCATCCTCCATCTCTGCCATGAGATCAAGACAATCAGCGCAATAAATGGTGTTAAGGTTCATGATCCCCGTGCTGCTTCTGCAAGCCCTGCTGCCGCCTGTGCTAACTGTGCAAGGTTGTCATCAGCATCAGGGGTGATCTCCCCCATGCCCATTGTCAGGTTGGTGATAAGCTCCTCTTTGACATCATCTTCAAGTTGTAGATCAAGGGCTTCATACGCAGCAGTCACAAAGCTGCCTGCATCCATGCTCCCGGCCCACACCCCCGGACTGTTAAGGGTTGCAGTTGCCAGCAGTGCGTTGACATACGCGATCGCATCCTTTGACCTGATAGAAGGAAACGAGATCTCAAAGTCGTCTGAGTCAAGCAGGGTCTTGAATATGATCGTGAGCGCATCAGTCCACATGGTCTGACGTTTTTCCACCAGTATCAGGAAACTCTCAGATAGATCCTTGGCCGTCGCTAAATTGCCGGTTGAAGGATCCCCAGTCAGGAGAGTCTCGGGCACACCGGACCCGGCGCACACCATGTTCAGGAAGTATCGGCTATCGGCAGGCCCTACGATCTTGTTGCTGCCCGCGTCAACAACTTTAAACTGCGTGTCTTCCTGGGCAACTACTGCGCTTCCTGCCGGGTTGCTCTGCAGAGATGTGCCCATGTAATCGGTATTCCCTTGCAGTTGTGTCCGGAGTGCTGCTGCCCCGCCTGTAGTTTTGGCCGTGAACGAGTGAGTATACTTGCGGACCGCCGAGACGATTGCAGCAAAGTCCTCAAGGAACTTCTCGTGTGGTTTGGCCCATCTGCACGCCGATACCAGTTCCGTGAGTGCAAACTTTGCCTTCAGCGGTTTGGTTGTGCTCATGTGATATACGGTAACATCAGAGCTCACGTCGTAAGTCTGCCCCTGGTAAGATAATTGCGTCTTTCCGGACGGGATATCCACGGGCTGTGCAAACACTGACGGATATGCACGTTTGTGCTCTTTGCCTTCTGCATCCTGCCACACGCGGATATAAAATACGGGCCGGCTTGAGTCCTCTTCATCAAAGACGATATCCCGTATCTCATACGATGACCATGCCCGCACTTGCTGTTTGCCTTTCCATATCGGTATGAAGACGTTGCCGGACTTCTGCAGCTCGGCATCAATCTCTCCCAGCGCCTGATGTGAAAAGAACGCCTGTTTGTTGAGATCATCTTTCTGGATCTTGTCTACCGCAGGGTTGTCGGATATGACAGTCACACCACGGGAAAAAGTGAACATCGTTTTGACATCTACAATGCGCTTAATCAGCGGGTTATACACCGCCATGAAGTTGCATATATCTGTGTAGGTATCGATGGTCTCCTTTGTCATGAATCTGAACTGCGGGGACGTGGCACCGCTTGTCCGTATCCACAGATAATCCCTATCGATACGGTTGGCCCAGTCAAGACTACCATATGCCTCGTCCGCGTGGGTCATGGCTTCGTCAACCTCAAGCTGTAGATTGTTGATCTGTGTCATCAGGCGTTCGTTTATCTTTGCGAGTTCGTCGCTCATGTCTTCGACCTCTCAAGCAGCTTCCTGCAGTCGCACTTGTTCTGCTGTGCCAGCAGCCACCGGTATTTGCTGCTGTTCATCTCAAGGCAAATGGTGCCTTCATCTGACTTAGGTTGATGCGTCTCAATGAGATGTGCCACCACGCTTTCATAGTCAGATATGTTCAGCTGTTCTTTCAGTTCAGATAGTTTATCTTTTGTGGCCCGTGTGATCTTAATCGTTGTTACTTCTGGTTTGTCGTCTGTCATGTTCGCGTCCCCTTGAAATTAAGTTCAATTCCTTTTTCAGTTCATCAACCCGATTCCAGAATGCGGCTTCCTGTTCTGGTGTGGTGCGTCCGGAGTTATGATCGGCCATCTATATCAAATCCTTAAATCTCATAGTCGTCTTGCAATACATAAACCTGTTGGGTTTGTTTATCTGCTTCTCCTAACTTAAACAGTTCCCAGAACGCCCACACCAGGGCATCCATACGGTCAGGAGAGCTGCCTGAGTCTGGCGCCCATTCACACATCTGATCCTCAAGTGTTGGGAACGTACCCACATGGTGTATCCTGCCCTGTTCATACAGTGCGGACACAGGTTCTGCACGTATCTGTTTACCTCTTGATGCATGCACCGGAGTATATGGCACGTTTCTGTCTACAGTCCTAATGTTAACCTCCACCAAATACCCTCCATTGTTTACCTCTCCGACAATCCTATCTGCTCTGTAGTCTCTGAACGCCTGCACTCCAGCACAAGCCCACGCATTGGCAGATCCTTTTAGTGACGCATCATGCAGCACATATCCCTGTCCATCGACACCCATCCCAGCGGCAATTATGCCCGTCTCATCTGATTTTTTGTTGTCAGATACTGCCGGGTCAATGGCAACGACAACCCTCAAAAGAGGCGGGCAATCCCGCACCCGGAGGTTCTCGATAACCCCTCGCTGCCATAGTGCGTTTGGATTGTCATCTAAGATCTCTCCTTCCAATTCCTGCCGCCCCAAACGGGTGCCCGCATACCGTTCTTTGATTCGTTCTAAAAATAGGGGGGATAAGTTTTCTGAGTTTTGGAAGGTGGAGAATCTAACGTCTATCGTCATAGGGTCAGCAACAAGACGCTTGATAATAGGGATTGGCCGGGGGGTTGTTGTGCAGAATACCTGCGGGTTCTCTCCCAACCTCAACCCCATTTCCATGTTATACCAGGTATCATCCGGATACTTGAACTTTGCAAGCTCATCAATCCAAACAGTGTCGTGTGCAGGGCCTCTGAGTTGGTCGGGTTCTTCCCCGGTGAAGGTGGTTGCAACTGCACCATTTGGGAATGACAGGCGGCGTTTTGATGGTTCGTATACGGGCCTTTCATTGTCCCGAGCAACCTTCATAATAGACGACGGGCCAATCTCTACCATGGTATCTCTGATATCTGCAGAGGTCTGCCCCACTAATGCTATGCGTTTGTAACCCTGCCTTACCCGTTTTAGTATCCACTCCGAACCGGCGCGGGTTTTACCCCCACCTCTCCCGGACCGCATCAAGTAACAATACCAGGAGTTATTGTCGGGAGGTATCTGGCCTTTGTGTGCCAGGAATGCCCACCTTGATGAATACTCGTTAAGGATTTCCCGCTCTTCTTTGGATAATTGCTTCTGCTCGCTTTTCGATCTCTTCATCTGACATCTCATACGCAGGTATTAGCGGTTCGCCATCTTTTCCGGTGATCTCTGTCTGCTGCTTGTCACGCCATTCTGCAGGCCGTCTGTTCTTCAGCCAGAAGATACAGGCGACGGTATCGGGGGGGATCTGCTTTACTGTCTCTTCTACACGCACCGACATGTCTGGGTTTGTGATGGTCTTCTTGTCGGTTGTGATGCTACCCTTGGCCCGGTCATATAGTGACCCCACGATAACCTCGTCAGCGATCTCCTTACCCATCTCGCTGGCTTCTTTAAGCTCCGAGTATCTCTTCCGCCAGCGGTCCAGGGTGACCCGGTTGATGCCCAGCACCTTGGCCATCTGCGCGTCGGTATACCCGCGCTTGGCAAGTTCTGCAATAAGGATCGGGTGGGTGAGTTTGTTGTATTTTGTCTTTGGCCCTACCTTCGCGATTGTAACAACTCCTGATAAAAAAATTAGGTTGAAAGGATAGTCCGTTCCACAATACCGGCAGATGCGACAACCCGTACCTGCACAGGGGCAGACTCTTCAAACCAGCAGACCTGATCCTTATAGTCAATATCAGGCACATCATACCCTTCCACGATGCTCATGGTGTGCTCTCCTGCTGCGAGGTTGCCCGGCACTTTCATCACATACCACATCCGGTATTTATCCTCGTGTGCAGTGCTGCCTGCCGGTCGGATCATGTCGTCCCTGACATCGAATCCTTTCATGTCGTAGACTGCACCATCAATTTTAAGCCCGATAATGGCACTCCCGGCCCGGACGCTTTCAAGAATAACAGAGACATTTTCCCCGGCTGCGATGGTATTGAGATATATCTGCTTTGACTTCTCATACTTCACCCAGGACCTGTATATGCCGACAACAGTCACGTCACCGACGCTCAGGCCCGTTGATGCTACGAGCGGGACCGTTGCCCCGAATCTTTCTTCTACAACTACCGGTGCGATGTTTGCCTCTGGCAGATCTGGGTCGAAGAAATCGATCACTTCAGACACAAGGGCACAGCCAGCCTCTGCTATGGTTTTGTAGTTCTTTGCCTTGTATCCCTGCCATATTGTGCCTACATACCCTGCAATAGCAAACATAATGGCGATAATCACCTCAGGTGTGATGGTCATGCATGACCCTTTGGTTTAAATATTAATAAAATAGTTGGTTGAGGTTATTCTTTGGTCTCGGGATTCTTAAACAGATACCGGCACGCAGGGCAGGTCGTATACTGCCCGTTGCTCCTGCGCTTGTATAACCAGACATTGCCGCACCGGGGACACGTTGTTTTTACTCCCTCAGTTTTCATCGAGCACCCACTCTATCGTTTCCATCTTTGTTTTTAGTTCAGCCGCGTATTTATCCCGGCTTAGTGACGCAAGGGGCCACGACGGCAGCCCCTGGAGTAAGCGGTGCAGATGCTGGTGCCTCTGGTGCAGTTCTTCTTCAGTCCTCATGAAAACACCCAAAACCAAAAATGGCACGACAGAGCAACGCAGAAACACACGAACGCAATCCACGCACACATTTTCCTAAATCCAATATGATCGTCCTTATGCTCACAGCACCTTCCTCCGCACTCAAAATGAGGTTTCCTGCCCCCGAGACAATCCAAGCCCTCTGGGTCACGATCCTGCCAGTGCCTGCCTTCAAACTCTTTTTTCATGGTGCGATCCCTTCATCATGTCCGCAGTATATCGTGTGTTCTATGCCCAGGGCATCGGCGATCTGTTCCAGATACCACTGTTTGTGGTGTCCACCGTCAGTGTAGAGCGCATCAATAACTAGCTGATCTAGGAAATCATCTTCTGCTTTCCATGATGCACAACCCAATATCCGGATCGTATCATAAGTTTGTGGGAAGATATACCCCATAAGTTGCCCATCTTCTTTCAGAATGGAGCACATGCTTGCTTCACCGACAATAGTGGATACCTCACAGTGTTTACACGTCTCACAACGTTTAATGTGTTCAGTCATTCTTTAACCTCTAGATTGTCCTCATTCGCATACATGATCTCCTTGTGTGGGCACTCTTTTGACAGACACCCAGGGCAATTTTCGGCACAATCAGGGCAGGTCAACTCTGTGATCTCCCTGCAATCCATCATGCAGATCGTGCAAAATGATATTTTTTCAGTCATCTACCCCACCTCAGCTGGTTGTAGTCTGAGTATATCATGCCCAGCCAGAACCCTATTGCCGCGCTCGTGATGCCTGCGAAAATAATATACCAGATCATATGACCAACCTCATGCCAAAGATCCTGCCCCACAGTGTGTCGCCAATATTTTCTCTCGTCACTCCCTCAAACTCAAGTATTACATCAAGCATGATCTCTTTTGTTTCGTCAGGGAATCTGCCCAGCGTATCCTCATCTAATACAAATATGTCCCCACGAAACGGGAACAATAGAGGTATTCCAGGATAGGCACGCCCTTTCACGAACACGCATTTTTTCACTCTGTCAATCACTGCCATGTTATCAACCTTATATTATCATCAATAGTATTAGTATTATCTGTTCATCGTTTCCACACGATCCCTCTCCGTGTGGCCTCTGCGGGTAGCACATCATCCGGGATAGCTGCAAGCATACCCTCAAGCCATGACACGTCTGCCGGTTGTGGCCAAATAACCCCGCCGTGTGTGTATACTCTGGTCGCGTTGTCGGTTGTTGTTTGTCGCATCATATCATCTCCTGTGTGTCTTGTCTAACCTCTGCCTTGGCACGAAGTCGCCTACGCTTCGACACCATGAGATCCTTGCACGCCTTGCAGTTGCCCATGCATAGCACCTGATACGGATGATAGTGCCCGTGCCAGGTCTTGCGGTTGTATATGCGCTTTGTCCGGGCCATCATATCAGCTCCCTGAACTGCCCTGCAGTGGTAGGCACAAGTGCAGCCACATCGATCTGCCCCGTCAACAGCCGGTGCAGCTCGTACCACTGGGACACGTAGTACATCGGCCCGATATATTCCACCAGGCCGACGATCCTGCTCTCAGCATCACGGACGACGTTCGCCTCGGGCATTGTGTCGTCACCTGCAAGGTTACTCGGCATAGGCATAGGCCGGATCATGTCGCCTGTCGTCATCATGTTGTTTACCTCCATCACATCGGCGTAGTGACTGCCCTGCGGTGTGTGCCAGCACAGGCCGCCGGGGTTGTGCCGGATGACATACTGCGGTTCTGTCGGTTCGGGTACGTCCTTTGTGTCGAGGTCTGCCATGGGCACGACATCCGGCAGGGCACGGGATATGAAAGCAGTTAAGGAACTCATGCAACACCGCCCGCGATTGCTTCTGCAATAGCGTCTGCCATCTCAGCGGGCATTGCGTTTGCGATCATCTGTGCTATGTCTGTGTCACTACCCTTCCAGATATACCCCGGCGGAAATCCCTGCAATGCAGCTGCCTCTGCGAGTGAGATATTCCTGACTTCACCGGGATGCACCATGTAAACCTTCTTTGGGTTCACAACAGTGGGTGCAGGCTGGTCCCATTCAAGCCGGATCATGTTGCCATACTTGCCACTCATCGGCGCCCAGGTATCTGGCGTTGCCGTTGCCATCTTTGCGATGGTCGCAGGCCGTGACTGCATCAACCCCCAGTTTTTGCAGAGTGGTGCGAATGCCTGTCTTACTGTGCGGGCCGGTGTTATGCGCAGGCCACTAAGCCCGCCATCTCTGACACCTATGCATATCCATCTCCTGCGGGTCTGGGCTGCACCATATTGTGACGCATTCAGACATGCAGAGCGTATCTGATACCCAAGCTCCCGCCCCTTTGCTGCTACTCCTTCTTTGACTGCCTTAGGGATACCCACCACATTCTCAACAACAAAAAAACGCGGTTTTACTTCCTCAACAAGTCTCATGTATTCGTCAACAAGACGTGCACGCGGATCATTCTCGACCTTGCGGATATTGCGTCTACTCCATGCCTGGCATGGCGGCCCTCCAATGATCCCTGTGATACCATCAAAATCCCCCCGGCACCCTGTGAGGTTACGCACATCATTCTTGCGAGTCTCCGTGTCTGGATGGTTTGATCCATATGTGCGAACCGCTGCGGGCATGATATCAACGGCCTTGACTATCTCAAAATGTTGAGAGAAACCAAGTCCCATGCCACCTGCACCGCAGAATAGCTCACAAACTTGCTCAGTCATAATAATCAATATTGTTTTAGTAGTATTAATATTGTTGGTCATTCCACCTCAGGATAAACATACTCAGTACGCAGTCTCTCCCGGATATACGCAACCATCTCATGCGGCTCTGCCATGGTTGAGTATGCTGCATGGATGATATAGTCACAGCAGGCATCCACGGCAGGTTGGTGCTCTTCGGGTATCATTCTGCACCATCTTTGTAATATTCTTCAACATCCAGGTAGGGTATTTGGCCTTTCCTGCCCCGCTCATCGTATGCATTGGCCTTTGCTGCCAATAAGATAAAATCAGACCACCTCATAACCGCCATGCCCTCCTCTCTACTTTTGCGGTACACAAGGAGCGGTTTCAGCCCTGCTGCCTCGGCGTTTTTGCTGCACTGCCTCCACCAAGACGGGATTGAAAGGGTTTCCTGCCTTTTTGCCTCTACCCCGAACGGGAATACCTGCCTCGCTCGATCACTCAGTAGGATATCAAGCCCCGGAGAACCCATAGGCACACTCACGACATCTTCCTCTGGTAGGTTAAACGCGGTCTGAATGTCGGTGGCTATCGCCTGCTGATGGAGCCTTGATTTTGCCTTTGCGCTTGCCGTGCTACCTGCTACCATCAGAGCACCCCCAGCAGTATGCCCAGCACAATACACAATAAAATTTGTTTTATTTCAGGTGGGTTTGTTTTGTCAGTCGGGATCATTCAAACCGCCCCCCATAAATCGGATTTATTGGGGCATACCTGCACTCGCCATTTATCGTCCAGAAGTATCCAATCTCGGGTATGTCTTTGTGCTCCCCATGGGGCAGGATCAAGCTCACCGGCAGCCCTCCGGCATTGTAAAGTCGGGTTTCTGTCCTCTCCTTCCTGTCGAGGTATTGGGCATGTCCGACCTTCTCACCATACTCAAACCCGTCAAGATAGTTCTGCTCTTTTGCTGCCTTGTGTATCATCTCAACCCTGTCCTGTGTTGTTTCCCACTCAGTCATTCAAATCGTCTCCAGAACGATACTGACGCCCCACCTTTCTTCCACTCCAACATGAGCCTCATGATATGCCTCAAGCAACTCATCACGAATCTGTGTCCCTTCTGCTTCGGTCAGGTTCAGATTCTTTTTTGCACGTATAACAATTTTTTCTGTCATAAAACAAGCCTACTTTTTTAAGGTGTTGCAGATCTCAGTCAGGCATTTTGCCACGAATCGCACTTTATCATCAGACAATGTCAGGGTCATCGGGACCTCAAAAAAGATCAGCTCAACATCTTTGTTGATCTCCTTCCTGACCGTGCATGATCCATCGGTCTTCCAGAACATTTCTCGTGGTTTGCACCTGCGGGGGCATGACTCATAACTGCATATCCGCCCTTTTGACTCCTCGTGTTTACACCACGTAGCATCCACATCGTAAGGCACACAGATGCCATCTTCCCGGCACTCCTTCAGCACTGAGTTATACCAGGTCGTGTATGTGTCAAGGGTCATGCAACCACCCCCGTTGTGATGCTCAAAGCGTAGAAAAATATGATCGCGATAATGTCGATTATCGCCAGCACGTGGCAGGGTGTAATTGCATCAGAATCCGTTGTTCTGTACTTTGGGTGTACATGGGTGTACTTACCTGTAAACTCTCTATATGAGAAATATATAGAAAAAGTCTTGTAAAAAGTGAACCCATGTGTACCCAGCAACAATCTTTTTATAGTTGGGTGTACATGGGTGTACTTACCTGTAAACTTTTTTAGTTTGTCACCATGTGTGATTGTATTTTGTATGTGTACCTTGTGCACCCAATTGCCGATCATAGTGCTCCCTCCTGCTCATCTATTGTCTTCCACCTGATGCCAGCCCATGCCTTCACACCATGGATAACTGCACCATCAGTTAGCCCTCTTGAACGCAATTCTTGTGCTAATTTTCTGGCACCTACTGGCTTCTCTCCTGCCTCTTCACACCACTGCTCATACGAGGTTCTGGTCTCCTTTCGTGACATCTGGCTGCCAGTGTCAAAAGCAATTCTCTGTGCCACCCATGCCGCCACGGTGTCTGCCTCAGTGCGGTAACGCGCAGTTGCGATCTTAACTGCGGCAGGTTGTTCTAATCCATTTTTCTGCCATCTCAAATACCCTTCAAGACACCAGTTCAGTATACCTGATCCCTCACGCTGAAGTACCGTCTCATATCCAAGTTTGCGCCTCTCTTTTGGGATCATATAAGTAAATGGTATCAACCATATGCGCCGCCAGATACCCTCATCAGTGCCGACAATTCGCGGCTGGTAGTTTGTAGCTAACCAGATTTTCATCCCTGGTTTAAGCTCAAAATCATTTGCATAAAGTGCCCTTACTGTCATCGATGAATCCCCGGTCATCTGCTTGATAACAGACTCAGCCAAAGCGGCATTCTCTGCAGGTTCTGATGCAGTCACCATCCTTGCCCCTGAGAGCCGGGCCAGGTCAGACCGTGGGGCTTCACCCCGCTTTATCATAAGGCTCTCTGCGGCGATGTGTTTGGAATAATCCCCCATGATATAGCTGATGGTGTCCATTGTAACATTTTTACCATTCAGGCCATTGCCATATAATATGAAGAGGACCTGCTCCGGGTTCAGTGCAAGCAATGAATACCCGCATACCTCTTGAAATCCACGAATGAGATCATCATCATCTGCAAGGACCATCTGAATATGCTCTTCCCATTGTGGGCACTTTGCAGCAGGGTCATAGTCAACGCCACAACACTTTGTCAGCAGGTCTTCTCGCCGGTGTTCTCGGAACGTCATATTATCAAGGTCAAGCGTGCCGTTCTGGCAGTTGAATAAAAGTTCTGGGGCGTCCCACACATCTGGGATTACTGCAACCTGATATGTTGCACCGTCGATCATTGCATTCCGGCGTGCCAGGCTTTGAGATACTATTCCCCATTTCCCACAACTACGAGATGCATCAGGATCGCTGATATAAGTGCACTCAATCATGATGGATCTGGCAACACGGGTTGCATAGTCCAGCATCTTGTTGGTGACATCTGCATCCCATATCTTTCCGGTCCAGGTATACCAGGATTTTAGTGTCTGGCAATGCCTGATATCAGCACCATACTGATTTATCATCCGGTCAGAGTTCCCGGCGTCTGTCAGTGCATATCCCTGCCCGGATGAATCTGGCAGGTCCTGTGGTTTTTGGGGTTCGGGTTCTTTATTAATCACTGCATTAGGGGCTGGATTTTTCTGCACCTGTGGAGCACATGCCTTTGTCTGCTTCTCCCGTTCCATTTCCGCAAGCTGTTTTGAGTATCCTCTCTTTTTCAATGCACCAATTACCTCTGCCCATTTGCCATGCAAGCAGTTAGCCCCAACATCTTGACACTGAATAATTCCCTCTGAAACTGCAAGAGCTTCAAGTGGCCCACCCCCTGTCCCATGTCTCCGACAATACCACTTGTTGGATATTGGATCGATTATAAGATTGCTTCCTGTTGATGACCCATGTACTGGGTGGATGCCTTCAATCTGGTGTTCCCGGGGGCGGGGTTCGTCTGGCATCAAAAAGTCCTGAACATGGATATCCAATTTATCAGATATGCTCCCCCCAGCTGATGTGAAGTGGGGAACCGTCATTGCCTTTGGTTCGGTGTGATACCTGGCGACAAATGTTTCAAGGTCTGCAAGTTTTACAGAGATTATTGCCACATCATTCTTAACCTCATACTTGTTGCCCGTGTCTGGGTGGATAGACCCCGGCCCGACTACATAAGACGCATGATCCGATCCCCTGATATCCCCAACCTCAACGCCGTCAGTAGTAGTAAGGATCTGCTTCTCTTGTGGGAATTCCGGGCAGTGAATGTAAAAGTGACATCCTGTGCGGGGTTCCCCTGTTTCTTTGTCCTTGTCTCGTCCGGACTTAACAAAGAAGGTCTGCATCAGAACATCTGTGAAGAATGGATCATCATATAAAGCCAAAACATTGTCACAATCGACCACGCAGACGCCACCCATTGGCCTCACCCCATAGTTGTGATTCATCTTGATATGTGCGGCCAATACCGGATCATTGTGTTCATATCTCTGCTCTTTCCATTTCCCTTGTGGTTCTTTCTTGTCCTTCTGCAAGAGGATAAAACGGCACCCCTGTAATTGGTGCGGTATCGGTGAAGGCGCTGCATCCTGTTCGCTCGCAATGATTTGATTGTATTCCTTCAGTGGGATCATCTCTCCTTTGTAATACGTTGGCCTATCTTCTGACGGGTCGCCTGGTTTAGTCATTGATTATACCTCCACCAATGCCGGTGCATAATCGACACAGAGGATTCCACCTTATGATCTGTGCCTCAATGCAGTGG